TGGGGCAACCCGAATAACCCCGCCGATCTGGTGCACATCGTTGACCCATACGTCGGCAACGCCATGAACCTGATTGACGAGTTCCGCACCATGCAGAACGCGGGCAACCAGGCGTCCATCTTCACCGGCCAGGTGGCCAAGGTGTTCAATCACCCCGTCATTTCCAGCATCGCGCTCAAGAAGTCCAGCACAGACGGGACGATCGACGCCGACACCGCAGCCGATAACCTGTACGGCCAGGTCGTCACCTTCAACCGCAACGCCTACAAGTGGGGCTGGCGCCGGCGCATCCAGGTCGAGACGGTGCGCAAGCCGGAGACTGACCAGACCTCGATCATCTCGAGCCTGCGCCTGGGCCTGGGCCGCTTCTCGCCCACCGGCGCTGCGTCGGGGATCGAGCACTCGGACGTTCTGTACTACATCAACATCTAGGCTCACGCAATCTGAGGGGTGAGCCGAGACCCGGCTCACCCTCTCCGGGAGGAATGCCATGCAAGTGAACAATGCCATCGCCAAGGGGCAGCTCGTCCCGCTCGTGTTCATGCAGGACAATGTGGCGGCCAGCCAAACGAATGTGCAGTTGCTGGTTGCTGAAGTTGCCAGTGCTGCCAACAACGCGTGCGACGGCTACTGTATGCCGTTTGCGGGCGAGATCGTCGGCATCAGCGCACACCTGACAGCAGCGGCCACGGCGGGCACGCTAACCGTGGGCCCGACTATCGCCGGCGTCGAAGCATCTGACCCAACGCTCAGCATCACCACGCAGACGGACAAGTCGGACACCTGCAAGCGCGGCACTAACGTGTTTGCCAAGGACGCTGTCATCGGTGCGGAGATCACCAGCGGCGGCACATGGGACGGCACCAGCTCTGACCTTGTCGTCATCGTCTGGGTGCTGCTCAACATCTCTGGCATCTAAGCACGACACATAGATGCACCATCTCACGGCCCGAAGCCGTGTATGACACACATGGAGGTACGCAATGACCACGCTCTTTGAGGTTCGCAATACACTGACGTCGCTGGGCGACGGTAACACACCACCCGTGCCCTTGACGCGTATGGGCCACCCCGTCGGCGTGACGAAGTGGGACCACTTCGCCCTGATGGGGCGCATGTACAACTTGAAGCAGACGACCATCGGCACAGCGCTGGCCGGCTCTGCTGCGGACAACGCAGGCATCGTAGTCACAGCGCCGACCATCCGTTTCACTGTTCCGACCGGCGTTACCGTGTTTCCACGCCGCTTCGAGGTTGCCCTGGCAACGGCTGCTGGCGTCGACAACGAGATTGCTGTCATCGCCTCGCAGACGGACAGCTACACATCCGGTGGCACGGCGCTGACGCCGCTCAACTGGCGCACCGACAACCCGCGGGCCACGGCCGTGACCAATTGCTATCACGCCGCCGGCTCTGCTATCGTTGAGGCCGCGCTCACCAACGTGCGTGCCCTGCACCAGGCAGTCATCCCCCTGGCGTTCGCGTTCGCGACGTCGTATCACCTGCTCTACAACCATGCCGTCCAGTGGGATGACCTGATCCCCATTGTCGGCCCGGCGTCGTTCCTGGTCTTCCTGAGCGCCAAGACGACCGCCCTGACACACTACTTCAGCCTGGACTGGGCTGAGGTGGCGACCGTCAACATCAAGGAAGGGTAGTAGTATCGGGGAGGCGGGGCAGCTCGCCTCCCCACCTGAGGACATCATGCGCTATATCGTGCAGTTTGATTACCACAGTGACGCGGCAACGTGGCAAGCCGGTGCAATCGTTGACCTGCCGGAGGACGAGGCCGCATGGTTCAATCGTGATGCAAAGGGCGTGCTCAAGCCCATTGTGGACATGCCAGCGCCGGTCGTTGCGCAGGTCGTGGAGCGCATCGTCGCCAAGGCGACGCATGACCGTATGGTGCGCAAGGCAAAGGCGCGCACGAATGACCCCAACGCCATGATCACGCGTGAGACATTCAAGGCCGTGCGAGACAGGACATGAGCATCACCAACGGGTACTGTACGCTGGCGGAGATCCGCGGCGAGATCGGCATCACGGATGCAACGGACAACACCGACGACACGCGCCTGGAGCGTGCTGTCGTGGCAGCCAGCCGCGCCATTGACAATGAGTGTGGGCGTCGCTTCTACCTCGACAGCGCAGCGACGGCGCGCTACTTCACCGCGAAAGAGAGCGACTATCTGCGCGTGGATGACATCGGCACAGCAACCGGGCTGATTGTGGCAACGGACTCAGCCGGGGCGCGCACCTACGCCGACACCTGGGCCAGCACGGATTACGACGCTGAGCCGTACAACGCCCTGGCCGACGGTTGGCCGATCACAGCATTGCAGGTGACGCCGCAGGGCAGTTACAGCTTCCCGACGCTGCGCAAGGCGTGCAAGATCACCGCGAAGTGGGGATGGCCCAGTGTGCCCGCGGACATCAAGACAGCGGCCATGATTGAGGCAATACGCCTGTACAAGCGCAAGGATGCTCCTTTTGGCATCATGGGCAGCATGGAAACCGGGCTACTGACTTTGCCGAAGCTGGACCCGGACGTCAAGCTGCTGATCATGCCCTACCGCAAGATGAGCATCGGGGGCGTGTAGTGGCTGACGAGATCAGCGTCACGATTCCGGGGCTGGATGCAGTGCTGGCGAAGCTGGATAAGTCGCTCTACAGCGACGCGCTCAAGACGTTCTGGCTGCGCTCCGGCATCGCTGTGCAGGGGCGAGCGCGTGAGAGAGCGCCGCTCGATACGGGGCTGTTGCGCTCGAGCATCCTCTATGAAGTGGACGCCGGCAGCCCGCCGCTGTATGCGATCGTCGGCTCGGATGTGTTCTATGCGCCATATCAAGAGTTCGGCACAAGCCGCGGCGTGCCCGCTGTTCACTATTTGGAGGGCGGCGCTGAGGCCTCGATGAGCGACATCCAGGGCTATGTCGATGCCCTGGGCAGCGAGATTGCGGCGAAGTGGGCAGGGTAGACGATGGCAACGACGATTGAGGACGTGATCACGCAGATTCAGACGACAGTCACCGCGGTGACGGGCATTCGCAAAGCGCCTGCCAAGCCGCCGGACGACATGCACGTTTTCCCGTTTGCCATCTGCCTGCCGGCGACGGGCGAGTACAGCGTCGAGCCGGGCTGGGCGCAGGGGATCGACGAGGTGACGCTGGACATTCACGTCGCCCGCAAGGACTTGCCGCGCGACGTCGACAAGCTGATCACGTATTGGGACAGCATTCCGGCTGCGCTGCGGGCTGACACGCAACTGCAGGGCACGATCTGCGTGATTCGCTATCCGATCCGGCGCTCGTTTGCAACGTTCAATTGGGGGTCCCTGCGGACAATCGGCATCCGCTTCATCGTGCCGGTCAAGCTAACAGTATCGTGAGGCGGGCAGAACCCGCACAGGGGTGACACATGGGCGGACTCTATTCACTCAGCAAGATTCAGGGCGGCGTCGAGTCGAGCTTGGGCAGCGAGGTTGACGCGACAGCGATCTGGCGGTTTACAGGCTTCCTGAAAGACCTGCAGAAGGTCAACAAAGTGCCGGAGTTTGCGGGCGTGGGGCCGGGCACAGGGCGTACCAACATCCCGGAAGTGGGTGGGCAGCTCAAGATGGAGGGCATCGCCACCTTCGAGCAGCTCCTCTATGTCTTCCTGGCCGGTATCGACGGCAGCATCACGGGCGTGCGCGATGGCTCGGGCCCGTATGTCTACACCTTCCCGTTCTTCACGACAGCCGCCAAGACGCCCAAGACGTACACCATCGAGGGCGGCGACAACCAGCAGGAAGAGCAGATGCTGGGCTGCTTCGTCGAGGAGTTCGAGCTGTCGGGTGGCTTCAACGATCCGGTCAAGCTCATGGCTAACTGGCGCGGGCAGCAAGTCACGCCGGGCACGTTTACGACGGCGCTGTCGCCGACGGCTGTCTACGACATGAACGCCAACCTCTGCAAGCTCTACATCGAAGCGGAGAACGGCACAATCGGCGCAACCGTCAAGGCTGACACCCTGACCGATTTCAAGCTGAGCGTCAAGACGGGCTTTCAGGTGCTGCCGGCCTTCAACGGCTATATCTACTATACATCGGTCAAGCAGGTCGCGCCCGTCATCAAGCTGCAAGCGACCTTCGAGCACAACTCCATCGCCACGGCAATGAAGGCCAACTGGCGCTCACAGACCGGCAACCTGGTGCGACTGCTCTGGGAGGGCGCAGCGGCCGCCGTTGCCGGCGCGACGTACTCCAAGCGCACGCTCATCTTCGATGCGGCGATGAAGTGGCTGGACGTGGACGAGATCAAGATGAAGAACGGTAACAATCAGGTGACGTTCACCGCCGAGGCATACATGGCGACTGCGCCGACGCCCGACCTGTTCGCTCAGTTCATCCTGGTCAATGATCTGTCTGCGCCGGTGTAAAGGGGGAGACTGTGGCACTAGAGTTTGACGCGAAGTCCCTGACCGTCAATCAGCTCATCCTCTTCGAGGAATACTCGGAGAAGATGAGCACGGGCACAGTGAGTATGAAAGACGTGCGCACCCTGATCGCGTCGCTGCTCAAGCAGACGCCGGAATGGGTGGGCGAGAACGTGACCTATGCCGAAATGGAAACGATCATGGGCGGACTGGGGCGCATCACGCGGCAGGTAAGCGATGACGCCGTCCCTTTAGCGACGAGCGCCAGCTCATCGCCTACGCCCACGGGAACGGTCACTCGCCTCCCCGCTGGCTCCTAGAGATGGAGGCGGCGCAGGAGTGGGGCATCCCACCCTGGGCTGTGGGCGAGGCGCCGGTTATCTGGTGGATCCGCTGGCTGACGTGGAGGCAGCACCGCAATGAGCAGTATGGTTCTTGAGCTCATTCTACAGGCCAAAGACGAGGCATCCGGCGCGCTCGACAAGATCAAGAGCGGGCTGGGCGGCGTCAACGTGTCTGCGGCAGCAATCGGCGTTGCAGCCGTGGCCGGCGTCGGCATGCTCGCAAAGGGACTGTGGGACTGTGCGAAGGCAGCCGGCGACGAAGAGATCGGCATCGCCAGGCTGAAGGCGGCCGTTGACGCGTCGGGCACATCGTATGATGACGTCAGCGCCAGCATTGAGACCTACATCGCCGCGGCCACACGCAAGACGGCCTTCGATGACGGCGACCAGCGCGATGCGCTAGCGCGCCTGACCATGACGACGGGTGACTACAACACAGCGTTGGGGCTCATGCCACTGGCGATGGACCTGGCGCGAGCAAAGGGCATGGAATTGTCAGCGGCCTCTGAGCTTGTCGGCAAGGTCGCAGCGGGCAACACAAGCGCCTTGACGCGCTATGGCATTGTGCTCGGTGAGGGCGCGACGGCTCAAGAAGCACTGGCCGCCATGCAACAGAAGTTTGGTGGCCAGGCCGAGGCGTACGGCAACACTTTTGTCGGCGCACAGGACAAGATGGGCATCGCCCTGGGCAACCTCAAGGAAACGATCGGCACGGCTGTGCTGCCGATCTTGACGACCTTCATCACCAAGCTGGCAGACCTGGCAACGGACATGATCCCCAAGGTGGAGCAGGTGATGCGTGACCTACAACCCGTCTTCGAGACGGTGTGGAATGCGATCAAGCTCGTCTTCGATACCGTGTTGCCGCCACTCATCGCCCTGGTGAAGGAAGTGTTCGGGGGGATCAAGACGTTCCTCGACGAGCATGGCGCAGCGATCCAGACGGTCATGCAGACAGCCTGGGACGCTATCCAGAACATCGTGACCACAGTGACAGGCGTCATCAAGGGCATCATCGACGCCTGGACGGCGGCGCTCAATGGCGACTGGCAGGGCGTCTGGGACGCCATCCAGGGCATTGTCGAGACGGTGTGGAATGGCATCCAGACACACATCGGCCTGGTGCTGGGTGCACTGCAGACGCTGATCGGCGGCGCCGTCGATGGCATCCGCACGACAATGGGCAACGGCTGGAACACGATCTATGAGCGGGCCCGCGACTCGTTCAACACGATCAAGACGGCGATCATGACGCCGCTCAATGAGGCGAAGGGACTGATTGACGGGATCATCTCCGGCATCATTGCAGCCTGGCAGCGCCTGGGCAGCTTCCACATTCCACTGCCGCACTTTCGTGCGGGCACGCGTGACGTGAACGTGGCCGGCATCTCGTTCCCCATCCCCGACATCGGCATTGACTGGTACGGCAAGGGACTTGCGCCGACGGTGTTCAATCGCCCGACATTGATCGGCGTCGGCGAGAACGGGCCAGAAACAGTGAGCGTGACGCCCGCGGACAAGGGCGGCGGGGCGGGTATCGCGTTCACATATAACGCTTATGGGCCGTCGGCTGGACGGCTTGAGGCTGAGCAGATGCTGCGCGCCCTGGAGTTCAAGCGGCGCTGGAGTGTGGCATGACCACAGTGAGGGTCACACCGTGAGCAGCTATCGCTTCTACCACATCGACACGGACGGGATAGAGTACCCGATCACCGATGAGATCAATACCTTCCTGCTGACGGGCGGCATGTTTGGCTTCGGCCTGCTGCGCCTCGAGACGGCGGCGCAACGTGTGCCGTATGAGCACGGCGTCACGCCGACGGGTGAGCCGTATCTCCCAGAGCGCGAGATGATCGTCATCATCGGCATCAAGGACACGACACACGCGGCATGGATCGCTCGTGACGCGGCGCTGCGTGACAACTGCTCCCCGTTCCGTGCGCCAGCGCAGCGCTGTACCCTCAAGATTGTGCGGCCGGATGACACCGTGCGCTACATCAAGGCCTGGCTGGTCGAGTATCCGCAAGACATCGGCGATCTGGAGGGGACGGTCTACGGCAAGCGGGCGCTGACGTACTGGGCTCCTGACCCGGCCTTCTATGACCCGACGGCTGTTGTGGCATCCTTCGGCGTCTCACCAGGCGGCGGCTTCACGTTCCCGTTCACCTGCCCGTTTACGTTTGTGGCCGTCGCCGATTCGGGCGGCTTCACGTTCCCGATGACCTTCCCGCTGACATTCTCAGCCGCCAACGTCACGACACGGCAGACGATTGCCTATGCAGGCACGATGCCGACGTTGCCCGTGGTGCGCTGCTACGGCCCGGCTGATTATCCGCTGGTGGAGAACGAGACGCTGGGTAAGGCCGTGCAGGTGGTCCAGGCGATGGAGTCCGGCGACTACATTGACATCGACATGGCAACGGGCGTGGTGACATTCTACGACGCTACGGATGGCAGCACAACCGACGTGACCAACCTGATCACGGACGACACTGAATTTTGGCGCTTGCAGCCGGGCGAGAACGTGATCCGGGTGGCGATGGTTGGGACGTCCAGCAACGGTGTGCAGTTGACATATTACGACAGGTATCTGGCGGTGTAATGGAGGGGAGACATGGCGCAGTTATCATTCCCATGGCCGGGTGATTCGGGGGCGGGCGGGACGGGCGATTGCGGGCCCTACTCGGCCAACGCGTTCTCAGACTGGCTAGAAAAGCTGTTCACCTCAAGCAGCGTTGACGAGAGTGTCATCCCC